GGCGGACAATCCAATCGTGTGGGCCTCCGACATGGCGCTCATCCAGAACGCCTACTACACGCACAACGGCGTGATCAAGGTCTGGATGGGCGAAGCAGGCGCGACGGCAAAGTGGACGGATGCGGCCTTCGTGCCGATCTGATAACGCAGAAGGGAGAAACCATGGACACCAAAACCATCATCGTCACCCTCGCCTGCGCCGCGCTTGGCTCATCCGCGCTGACGGCGGTAGTAAACGCCGTCGTCGGCGCGATACAGAAAAAGCGCGGCAAGGCCACATCGAAGGATGAGCATCTCGGCGAGATCGACAAAAAGCTCGACAAGATGCAGACGCATCAGAACGAGCAGTATCTGGCAATCCTACGTCTTACGATCATGAGCGAGGAAATGCCAATGGCTGAACGTCTGATTGCCGGGCAGAAATATGTCACACTCGGCGGGAACGGCGACGTGAAAAAGTTCCTGCACCAGCTGGAGACGCAATGCGGACACAGCAATGGAGTTTAGTAAGAAATGGCTGATTTGCAGCGCGCTCGTCAGCCTCGCGCTCATCATCGCCTGTGCGGCAGGCGCAGATCTGACGGAGATCACGCTTGCGGTGCTGGCCGAAACAACGGCTTCCAGCGGCTTTTACCTCTGGAAAGCCAAAAATGAGAACCGCGCGAAGTACGCGCAGAAGTACATGGATAAATGGGCCGAAAAGTACGGCCCGGAAGCGGCAGCACGCATCGCGGAGATCGTGCTGAAAGATTGAAAGGAGCATACTTATGGAAAACATCAAAAAGCGGCTCGGCAATCTGCTGAGTGTCAAGTCCATCGTCACGCTGGTGCTGACGGCGGTATTTGCGTACATGGCAGTCGCCGGGAAAATCTCGCAGGACTTTATGATGGTGTATACCGTCGTGATCGCGTTTTACTTTGGCACACAGAGCCAGAAAGCGCAGGACGCGATTGACAACGCCACGAAGGAGGATGCGCAGAAATGAGCATCAAGATCGGGCAGGCCAGTCTCGGCGAGACGGGCGGCCGCAATCAGCAGCCCGGCAATCAGACCGGGCGGGAGCTGAATATCTCCAACTGGTACAATGGCCGCTGGCTCGGCATCTTGCGCTACAAGAGCCGCAAAAAGGCCGAGCGGGCCGCGCAGACGTGCGAGGCGGCCATTAAGAACCCGAACATCGGCTACGACATGGAAGACCGGAACACGGCGTATGAGGCCGCCAGAGCCGTCGGGTGGGACGTGAGCAAGATCACAAAGCCCGTGGAGACGGACTGCTCCGCGCTCATGATGCTCTGCGCCGTGGCCGCAGGCTGCGCGTCGGTCGAAGCGCTCTACCGTCGGCAGGGCAACAGCTGCACCACCTACTGTATGCTGCACGATTGGCCGGCGACGGGAGACTTCGAGCTGCTGACTGGCAGCAAGTATCTGATGACGGACGCCAATCTGCTGCGCGGCGACGTACTGGTAAGCTCGGGCCATACCGTGATGGCCCTCGAAGATGGAAAAAATGCAGAGGAGGAAACCGAAATGGTAGAAAAGAGCAAGATCATCGTGGACGGCAAGGAAGTCGCCGTCGAACGCATCCTGAAGAACGGTACGAACTACGTCAAGGTGCGCGATATCGCCGCCGCGCTAAATCTCGAAGTGAGAAACAAGGGCAATATCGCTGTGCTGAATCACAAGGATAAGTAAGCCCCGCCAGGCGGCGGGCCGAAGGGAGTGACAGCAAATAACTGCGCGGCTGGCTCTGCCGAAGGAGCTGGAACACCTCACGCGCAGCGACTGGGAGCGCGTCACTGACGAGGGACTTTTGGACGTGATCGATCAGCAGATCGTGAAGCTTTATATCGTGGGCAGGCTCCCGCAGATGGACGCCGCCGGTGAGATCGGCATCGACCGCAAAACCATCTCCCGCCGCCTGCCGCACATCTACAACACCGCCCGCCGCCTGACAGGAGCATAACGCAAAACACCCGTTGGATTCGTCCCACGGGTGTTTTTGTATCAGGCCCGCAGTTATCCTGCGGGCTTATTTTGTTGCATGAGCGCGTCCCAGCTGGCCCAGAGTTCGCGGTTGCAAGGTTCGCCGTGCAGAGAATCGAGAATATCAGCAACTTCTGCCGGGCTTTGATAGTACAGGACGCACGTTTCGCCGGTCTGCGTGCGCCGAAATTGCAGCTTTTTCGGCCCTGCCGGAAAATGCGAGGATACTTGCGTTAAAAGCTCAGGCTGCCCGTAAACCCGCAGCCGTGGTGTCCTGGTGGGCTTGCCACGTACCTTGTGCGGCCAGAGATCAAGGCAAGCTTGCAGCTCCACCACACCGCGGCAAAATCCCTGCCAATCCGTCACGTCGGCGAGGGACGGGAGAAGATGCACCTTCGCGGATTTCACAGTCCAAAAGTCTTTCTTTCCGTCTGTGCGGTGCTGGAGGTATGGCGCGGTTGGGAAAAGCTCGGCAACCGCGTCAATGTACCACCGATCAACACAGCGGACAAGGAACTTGCCGCAGGTATCAACGCCGAGCAGCATGAGGATCGCTTGCTGATAGCCAGTCATCTTCGATACCTCAAATTCTATCACCGTAAACCTGCACACGCTCCCACACGTCTTCGGGGATGTTGTGCTCAACCTTGCCGAAGTACCATGCGGCAAGCATATTGCCGTCGCTGTCGCGGCTTTCCTTGTTCGCAAGCGCCAGAAGACGGTATGCATAATCGGAACGATGGTTGAAAATGATCTGGCCGTTCTCATCGGTGACTTTGTAGAAGTATTTGTACTGTTTCATTTTTTTGTTCCCTCCCGGCTTATCGCCTTGCTTTATCTTATGGTCTTATTATACGCCCATTGGGCGTAAAAGTCAAGAGGAAAATGAAAAAAAGTTATAAAAAAATAAGCGCCGGAAGCCCATCCGGCGCTTGCTTTTTTATCGATTGCTCAAGGCTAAAATCTCGGCTGCCATTGTGGCCACATACGGCGGGCAGGCGCGGTCGCCGAGGCACCAGTGCTGCACGGTACGCAGAGGAACGTTGAAATACTGCGCAAAGCCGGTCTGCGTCAGTCCGTATTTCTCGATTAGCTCCGGGATCATGCAGTGCGTGCCGTCCCAGATCCCGCCGAGCAGCGCAAGCCGCTCAGCCGGAATCTCTTCGTCTTCGGCATCGCCCCAGACGCTGGACAGTGCCATATCGGAGATGTAGGCATCGCGGTCGGTGTATGCGCCGGTTTCGGCGTAGAGAGCAGCGCGGATTGCGGGTGTGAGTTTCATGTGGGTTCCTCCTTTTGATTCTTTCTTTTTTCGGCGTCAATGGAGAGAAGTTCATCTGCCATAGAAAGCACGTACGTCGGGCATCTGCGCTCCCCTGAGCACCATCTGCTAATGAGAGCTGAGCTGATACAAAAACGGCGCGCGAAATCAGCTTGTGTGATGCTGTGCTTTTTCAGCAATGTGCAAAATGCATCTAAATCGAGCAAAGAATCATCAACACGCGGCGATCTCTTTAGAGCGGCGCAAGCAGGGCAGTATCTCTGCCCCGTAGCAGTCAGAATGAACGATTCACCGCAGCGCTTACAGGTTGCAGCGCTTCCAATGTGGCGAAGCTCTCCACGGCCCCATTGGCTGCGTGCGCAGGATGGGCAAAATTTCTGATTTCCTCCGGTTGTTGTGTATTCAGATCCGCAGCGCTCACAAATAGCCGCAGACCCGATTTTTCTAGAAGTTCCAGCGGCCTTTCGATGAAAACTGGCGGTGGCGGCCTCGCGTCTGCGAATTGACGAACAGGCCAAACAATATTTCTGGCGTGTACCTGTCACGGTGTACTCATTGCCGCACATCTCGCAAATGGCGGTGGTTCCGATTTCTCCCTTCATATCAGAAGCAGTACGCGCTGATGGGCTGGCCGTCGATGCGGACGGTGGCGAGCGTATCGTCGCTGAAATCGGGATAGTCAGCGTCTTCGATGCTGTCCGCCAGCTCGTCCAGCGTGTAGCCAAAGTACACGCAAAATGCGTCGCCCAGGCAGGCGTCCATATCGCGGCAGAGGATCGCGTCCTGTACTTCCGTGTCGCCAGCCTCGGTGGCAATGGCAGTGCAAGCAATAAGTTCGTAACGGTTGTTGATGATCTTGGTTTCCATGATGTACCTCTTTCCGGCTTTCGCCTTGCTTTATCTTATGGCCTTATTATACGCCCATTGGGCGTAAAAGTCAAGAGGAAAATGCAAAAAAATATAAAAAATTTGGTACACAAATGCCCCATAAATGTCCCCCAGAAAAAGCACGGAGCCGGTAGACTGAGGATAGGAGCTGGCCAGCTTACTTATTTTTACCGGAGGTATTTTTTTATGGAATACGCAAGCAAGGGACTCGCGGGGACTGCGCTGGGCTTTGGCATCGGCGGTGCCGCACTGGGACTGGCGAACGGCGGACTCGGTAATCTGCTGGGCGGCCTCGGACAGAACAACCGGGCGGCTGCCGCAGAAGTGACGGCGGCTGCGGCGACGCCCGCCATGGCAGCGCTGGCCGCTGCGCTGGCTTCGCGCCAGCAGGAGCCGACGTGCAGCGAGAATATGCCGGTCACGCGCTATGATCTCGAACGGGAGCAGCAGCTGGCCGCGAAGGACAGCGAGATCGCGCTCCTGAAGGCCAACACCTACAACGATCAGAAAATGCTGGAGATGTACGGTTATATCGACGGGCAGCTCAAGGACGTCCGTGAGGCGCTGTGCAAGCAGGCCGTCCACAACCAGCGCACCGAGGACAGCTTTACGCTCGTAAAGCAGGACGTTGATTGCGTCCGCAAGGAGGCGCTCAGCGCGGTAAAGATGGAGGCCGAACGCCGCTGCTGCGGCGACAACGCCCTGAAAACCTACGTCAACGCGACGTTTTACCCCAAGCAGGTCGCCGACGTCACCACCGGAACCGCAACGTCGCCCCAGACGCTCTACGATCCGCTCCCGAAGTGCTGCGGCTGCTGCAACAACTAAGCCAAAGGGGCGGCAATAGCCGCCCCATCCTTAAAGGAGGGAATCTGCGATGACAGTGACGATAGATCAGGCCATGCGCGGCGCGATGCGCTACGCGGACAATGAGGTCATCCCGCACCTGCCGGGCGGCAAGGGCATCGGAGCCGGGATCATGCTGGCGCTCATCATGGAGGGCAGCCGCGAAAAAATCCTTGCGCTGCGCGAGAATCCCGCGGTCAAGATGATGCAGATCTTCGACGACGCCGGAAACATCGACCTCGACAAGCTCTATAACGCGGCGCGTCCGCGCTTTGAGAACAAGCTGAACGTATCCGTCCCGCTGCTGGGCGATATGCGGTTTGATCAGAACGACGTGGACAAACTCTACCGATACATGCAGGAGGCGTGACGAGATGAAAGAATATATAGAAAAGCTTTACACAAAGCTGCGCGAGGCGATGGAAAAGCCGGTGACGCTCGGCAGCGCGGAGGAAGTCGGCCTGTACGCGAAGACGATCCGCAGGCTGGAAAAGCTGGACTGCCGCGAAGACCAGCCGGAAGCGGCAGAGTTTGACCGAGAGACGGCCATGCAGTGGGCCGAGCGTATGCAGAATGCCGACGGCTCGACCGGCCCGCACTGGACGATGGAGCAGACGACGGCCGTTGCCGAGAGCATGGGCATTCAGGAACACGAGATCCCGCGCTGGGCGTGGGGCGTGACCATGAACATGATGTACTCGGACTACTACCCCGTCGCGGTAGAATTCGGACTCAACCGCCCGGAATTCTACGCCGCCCTGGCAAAGGCGTTTCTGCTCGACAAGGACGGCCCCGGCCCGGAGCGCAAGCTCATGAAATACTATGAGCATGTGGTAAAATAAAAAAATCCCTCTCCAAACCGGAGAGGGATTTTTTATCTTTGCACGATCATCCCAATAACACCATTTATAAATATGATGTGTTCGGATAAGTGCATATCTGGTACACCGGACGCGCCGAAATCCGAAACGGACGGCGGCGCGAGGGCGAGGGCGTCGGCGTAGGTTACTTGGGCGGAATCGGCTACATTCAGAAATAATTTGAACGAATCATCGTACAGATAGATCGCGTTTACGAATAAATCTATGACTTTTTTGTGGTATTCCAGATCGGACCGGTCGCCGGTGCGGAACTGGTTGAGCCATACGACGATGTCCTCTTTTTTGATCTGGACGCGGCTGGCGATGCGGAGAGATGCAAGATCAGCCTCCAGCGCCTGCTTTCGGGCCTCGGCAGTTTCGATGCGCTCGTTGATCCTGCGGCGGGCAGCTTCCGCCGTTGCGGAGATCAGAGCGTCGACAAGCTGATCGATCTCCTTGTCGGCGTCGCGAATCTGCTTTTCGAGCGGCTTAATGCCGGATGCGTCGTAGCTTTTTTGATACTCCGCCACAACGCGCTCGGCTGCGCCGTCGATCCAGCTGTCCGTCAGGACGCACGAGCCGATATAATCCACGATGCTGGCTTCGAGTTCGTCCTTGCGCTCATTGCGCTTTTTGCAGGTGTGCTGCTTCTTCCGCGCGGCGCAGGTGTAATAATAATACGTCGCGCCGTGCCTGCCGCGCCCACACTCCCCTATCATCGGCGCGCCGCACTCGCCGCAGAACAGCTTTCCATGCAGCAGATACTCGACTTTTGCCTTTGCGTGGCCGGGGGCCTTGGCATTCGCCTTGAGCCGGTCGCGCACACGCTTTTTCAGATCCTTTGAGACGATGGCCGGGAATGCGTCTTCAATCACGATCTCGCCGAGGTAGTCGTACCTGCCGACATACCGCTCGTTTGCAAGGATACGCTTTACCGAGGCTAATGTGAGCGGGTTCCCGCGCTGATTACGGTAGCCCAGCCGCGCGCAGTCGGCCACGATCTGCTTTTGCCCTGCGCCGTCGGCATACTGCTCATGGATAAAGCGGACGATGCGGGCTTCATCCTCGTTGATCTCGTACTGCTTATTTACAACGCGGTAGCCGAGCGGGGCGAGGCCGCCGAGGCTCAGGCCCTTCTCGGCGTTCTGCCGCATCCCACGACGGACGTTCTGGGCAAGCTGGCGGGAATATTCCTCCGCCATGGCCTCCAGGATCGCCTCCAGCAGCACGCTCTCGCTGCTGTCGCCGACGCCCTCGGTGACGGACAGAACGCGCACGCCGTTCGTGCGCAGTTTCTTTTTGTAGATCGCGCTGTCGTACCGGTCGCGGGAAAAGCGGTCGAGCTTCCAGACAAGCACAAAATCAAACGCGCGCTTTGCGCTGTCGGCAATCAAGCGCTGGAATTCCGGACGCGTTTCGGCGTATCGCCCGGATAGCGCCCGGTCGCAGTATTCGCCAACGACGCGGTATCCGCGCTGCTGCGCGTATTCGCGGCATTTGGCAAGCTGGCCGTCTATCGATTGGTCGTTTTGCCCGGCGGAAGAATACCGGGCGTAGATCACGACGTTGGCAAGATTCAAATTATCCACAAAAGCCTCCAAAGATACCGCTCTGGCTGATCGGGCCGGGGCGGTAATTTTCATGTGCGAATCCAGCCGATTGATGGGATGAGCACGTCGGCCACAAGCGCAAGGGCACACAGCGAAAGAATGCCCAAGAGGATGAGCGTCACAAGCCGGTGCATACGCAGGGATTTCTGCTGCTGGGCAAGCTGCGCGCGAAGGGCCGCGTTCTCGGCGCGGAGTTTTTCGGCATCGGAAGACTCGGCAGGCTCGTCATGCGGAATGCCGAAATACTCATCCATAGAAACGCCCATCTCCCGGCAGATCGGACCGACCGTGTAAACAGACGGATTTTTGATGTCGCCGCGAAAGAACTGGGAGACGGTACCGACGGAAAGATCGGTATTTTCGGCTACATCCTGATTTGTTTTGCGCGGAGTGATCGTCTGCTTCTGCTCACGGCACAAATCAGATAATTTTTCCTTCAAAACATGTCATTCCCCCAAAAAAGCAAGACGTCTGACTGCAAAAAGCAACTGCCACATCTTTACAAGTCTACCATAGGCAGGCTACAATATAGTTACAGACGGCTCCCGGTCGCCTGCGCAAGCAAAAGCCCGCGCCGTTGTTCGGCCAGCGGCGCGGGCGAATCTCAAAAACCGAGCGCATACATCAGGCTCGGTATGACGCGCAGGATCAAGAAGCAGCCGGCACACAGCGCAAGCGCAACAACAATCACGATCTTTCGCACCTTGCGCGGCCCGGCGACGGCCTCCTCGTATTCCTCGGGCGTTAAACCATCCGTATACTCGTCATAGAGCGGGCGGCCTGCATCATCTGGAAATTTGTTATCATAGATTCGGCAAAAATCAACCAGCGTGCCAATGCCCCAAAAGCCGAGCGTAAAGAGCCAAAGAAGCCCCGTCCAGATTTTGCCGACATAAAACCGGTGTGCGCCGAAACCGCCGAGGAAGATACAGAGCAGCAAGGCAGTCGAGCGCTTTTTCCGCGCCGGTGCGGCCTGCACCTGCACGCGGGCCTCCGCCTTTGCCTGATCGCGGATATAATTCACGGTGCCGCAGCCGCAGTGCGGGCAGATCAAAGCCTCGTCGTCGATCTCTTTGCCGCATTTGTTACAGTACATAAGCCCTCCTACGGATTGCAATCCTTACACGGCGAATACAGAGCCGCAGCCTCGGCGCGGGTGCCGGTGTAGCTGCTGCGGTTTGCATAGTCCATCTGGCGGATGTGGTAGCAGCTGGCCAGATGGAAAACGCCGCTGGATGTATTTACGATAAATGTCTGCACGTTTTCGCTCGTCGAGGCGGAGATATGCGGAGCCTCGGCGGGCAGCGTGCCGGGGATATAGGATACAAATTTACCGATGATCGGTTCCAGCGGCTCTACGTCGAGCGGGTCGCCGCCGATGCTGGCATAATACTCCGCCTGCGCTTCGGCCTGCTCCGCGTCCGTATATTCTCCGCTGTCGGAAGACGCCGGGTCTGCGGCAGGAAGCACAGCGGCATCCGCAGCCGCGCGAAGCTCCGCGGGCGAAGCCCTGTAGGAGCGGGCGGCGGAAATAACCTCCGCAAGATTCAAAAGCCCAATCCATCCGGCAACAGCCAGTACACAGCAGACCAGCACAAGCAAAACCTTGCGCCATGCTTGCCTCATGGCAAAACCTCCAATTATTATAAGATAGTTTTGTAAAATCTCATAATTGTAATTTTAGAACAGATGTTCTATGATAATCATGCGATGAAAAAATATCTTACTTAGAATTGTAAATCAAATGGAAGAAAACCTCAACGGCAATAGTAAACAAAAAATAGAAGAGATTTTTGTGGAAGAATGGAGGCACTTATGGAAATGGAACGGAATTTGCTGCTGAAAGAGATCAAGCGCCTGCTGCGGCTGGCCACAGATGCGGATCTGGATCTGATCTGGAGATTCGTGCGGAAGTTGGTCACATAGGCGCGGGAATAAAAAAATAGGCCGGGGACGGTTATTCGTCCTCGGCCATTTTTTTTGCGATCTCGGCGAGCAGCTGCCATTCGTCGGCGCTGAGTTTGCTGATGATCGATACAAACCGCTTGCGCGGCGCGTCGTCGGGATCGTGCATGACGACGCCCATGAACTCGGCGATTTCTTGATTACGCGTCAGCTTCTGCCGCATTTCGCCCTCGCCGGTGCGGAGCCAATGCTCGTCGATGTTGAATTCCCGGCAGATCAGTTTGATAAACGGCTCGTTCGGTGTGGTTTTCTCCCCTTCAAGATTTGTAATCACCCCGCGCGTCGTGCCGAGCCGTTCTGCAAAATCGGTCTGCGACAAGCCTGTGCTCCGGCGGATATCCTTGATCCGATCATTGATCGTCACCGTATCACCTCCCTTGACTATATTATACACGGCTGCGATGTATTGTCAATACAAAAAGAATAAAAATATTTTGCGTAAATGTATTGACAAAACATTTAAAAGGTGGTATTGTGTAGTCACAATACAAAACGTGACAGCAAAATGTCGCAACAACGCGAGGTGAGAAAAATGTCCGAGAAGGAAAAGCAGGCAATCGAAAACCTGAACAAAAGCACCGAGAAGCTGACGCCCGCGCAGATGCAGCGTCTGAGCGATATCGCCTATGGCATGGCGCTGGCGAAGGAAGGCAAGCAGGAGGATCGGAAGGAGGCGTAACGCCGGTGGAAGAAATCGAACGCCGTCTGGAAGAATGGCGGCGAGAAGACCTGCGGGAACGCAGACGGGAAACGCTGTGGAATTTCGCGGTCAACATGATCGTCGCGCTGGCCGCGCTGATCGTGGCGATTAAGGGAGCGTGAGGCGGTGGAAACCCAAGAAGAAAAGCTCGCCAGATGGGCGCGGGAAGAAGCGCGTGACCGGGAACGGACGCGCAAGCGGAGGGCAATCATCAGCCTGTCGCTTGGGATCGCTTCGCTGGTCGTATCGCTGTTGACGATGGCCGTCGCCATCATCGCCTTTACGCGGGCGTAAACGGCCAGCCGAAAAGCGAACTGGACGAAAAGAGCAAAGCGATGATGGAAATGATGAGGGCCGCAGAAGAAAAGAAAAGTGAGAGTTTATGTCGGGAAGCGTCCCGGACGTGCTTGTCGTATTCCTCCCGCGCAAAGTCGGCCAGCGATACAAGTGTATCGTCATTCTGCGCATAGTCGCTAAAGTTGAGTGCCCCGACGGGCATAGCGTCTTGAAGCGCCAGATAGTCGCCACAGCCGGTTTCGCCGAGAATGTCGCCGAGCCTGTGCCTGCGAACGACAACGGCGCAAATTTTAAGTTGTTTATCAGTCATAAAAAACACCACCCGCCCACATCTTACCACGCGGCAGGGCTGGGGGCAAGCGGAAAAGGAGGCGTGAGACCATGATTGCCGTTTTTGGGAAACGGGGGCCGGACGGGAGATTTCTCCCCGGCGAAACTTTTGAATTTAAGCATCCCGGCGAAGAAAACGGCGAACCCGTGATCGACGCCTTTGCCCGCTTGGCGGCGGAACGATACCGCCGGGAACAGGAACAGAAGGAGGCGAAGAAGACGTGATAGAGCTGATCGTAGAGGATTATTGCCAAAACTGCCCGCTGTTTGAAGCGACGGTGACAAGACTGACGGCATACGGGAGCACATGCGAGAGGCACGCTGAGAGCTTCACGGATACAGAGATCAGATGTGAGCACGCAGAGCGCTGCGCAGCCATCGCGGGGCGACTCAGAAAGGAGCTTGGGAATGGATGATTTCCTCAAGTTTTTTGCCGAGAAGGTGAAGACCTACCCGATGCACCTTGAGATCACCTACAGCAAGGTGACGGACTGGGGTGTCCGGGTGTGGCGGAGGGGAACCGCCTACGGCGGGGACGACGAAGAACTCGTCAACGTCCAGGACTTCGACGCGGAGTTGTGCTTCGCAACCGCACAGGTGCAGCTGAAAAACTGGCTGCTGGAACACGAAGGAGGCTATTAACCATGGCAAATGCCCGTACCTACACCCTGACGCTGGATGCGCAGGAGCTGCACGACCTGATCGAGGCGGCGCTGGTGCGTGAGTGCCAGGCGGCGCAGATCATTAACGGACTCAAGCGCAAGGGGCTGGACATGGACGCGCAGAAGCTCGTGACACAAAATGCCCGTCTGGCGCGGCTCGTCAGGCGGATGCAGGAGACGAAGGAGGATAAGCGGAATGCGGAAACTGATTCTCAGCGGAGACGATTGGTTTGAGCTGAAGCACACGCTGGAGCTGCTTGTGATCGTAACCAACAATGCGGCTAATGAGCACGAGAACATGGCTGCACACGCGCAAGTGGAGGAATTGTCTGAACGGTATGCAAACCTCGCAAAACGCGACAGGGAAAGGACGGAGAACTACAAGCGGCTTATGGCACTGGTAGAATCGGCAGAACGCCTGCCGGAGACGAAGGAGGACGCAGAATGAGAACGAATCTTGCAGAGCGGCGGATCGGGTATGAGCCGCCGGAAGTTCCTGAAGGTGAAAGCCTGGAGGAGCGCCGGGAGAGAATCCGGGCGATCTACCAGTGGCGCAAGGCCATGCGACGGCTGGCGCGGCTGGGGTGCATCTGGCTGTCGGGCGTGGGCTTCGCGCTGTGCATCATCGCGGGATGCGCCCACGCGGCGGAGATCGCCGCCGTCCTAGGTGGCGTATCGCTGATGACGTTTTTTACAGGGATATGCCTGTGAAGGAGAGAAAGATCACGGTCGACTTTCGCCCTGACCAGCTGGCGGACGTGATCGAGGCGGTGAACGCCTACGCGGACGATCTCAAGAATGATCGGGCGCTCCTGTGCGAAATGCCTAAAATCGACCACGAAACAACGGACGCGCTGCTGGCGCAGGAGACGCGGCTGCAAAAGCTGGCGTACTGGCTCATGAAAGTGCAGGACGAAGCACTATGACGGCGCAGATCTACGCGCCGCGCATGCGGCAGATCCCGCCGCCGTGCGCGAAGGACTTCCCCGGCCGGGCGCCGGGATGCAGCGCACGCTGCTGCAGCTGGACGCTCTATGAGAGCATCCGGAACCACATCTACGAAATCAACCACCGGGACAAGATCAGTCTGGAGCCGGACATAGCCGCCATCCGGCAGATCGAGCGGGCGGCAAATAAAGACAGGAGGGGCAAGAGCTATGCGGCAAAATAGCATCAATTACCCAGGCGAGCAGCCCGCGAAGCGCACGGATATCGTCGAGCAGCCGGGATATACCGGCAAGCACTATTTCGTGGTGGATTACGCAGGGCGGCAGCTGACCGTCCACGCGGCGGATGAAACGGCGGCCCTGTTCTGGGCGGCCAAGCGCTGGGGCTACAGCTTCAAGCGGCCGGAATACCACCAGTCGGCAAGCGTGGCCAAGCTTGGATACCAGCCGGACAGGATGTTCGGATAAAAAATGCCCTCGCCCGTTTCCAGCCGGACGAGGGCGGAGAAGCCTACACTTCCCCATAACAAGTTAAGTACAAGGAGAGTATAACATGGGAAATCAATATTTGCAAGAGGCAACGGAGATCATTCGCAAGCAGCAGGGGCCGCGCGGCCCGGTGTGGATGTGCGGCGAGCAGCTGCTGGAGATGATCGCGCCGGATGAGGCGGCGGCAAAGGCAATGGCGGAAACCGCCTCTTCGGACGCGGAAAAGGAGCGTCTGACCGGAGAGATCGAGGATCTGCGCAGAAAGCTCGCCATGTCCGACAAGGACGTAACGGCTGCACAGCTGTATTTCTACCAGTGGCAGGCAGCCTTTAACCAGCTGACACAGGCCATTTCCCACATCAAGGACGAGGATAAGGCCGGAAAGCTCTGCGCAGCCATCCGCGCCCAGCTAGCCGCGTGGGGGAAGGCGATGGAGGGCACAACATGACGGGGAAGGAGATCGTGCAGGCGCTGCGGTGCGCGTCTACACCGGGCGGACCGACCGGAGACTGCGAAAAATGTCCATACTGGAAGACCGAGCAGATGACAGCCGAGCAAAAAGAGAAGCTGGGAGTGGACACATGGACAAGCTGCGACGTTGACAAGGTTGGAATGGACGCAGCCGACCTCATCGAGCGCCTGACCGCCGAGAACGCGAAGGCCGAAGCCGACATTTTCGCGCTTGGGAAGCAGATCTGTTTCGCCCTGGCGGCGTTTGGAGGTGCAAAAGCGGAATGAAATGGCATATTGCAAGTGTCAGCTGGGGCAAGGACAGCCTGGCCATGCTCCTAATGCTGATTGCCAAGGGCTACCCGCTGAATGAGGTGGTTTTCTACGATACCGGAATGGAGTTTGAGGCGGTTTACCACACACGGGATCAAATGCTACCCCGCCTGGAGCAGCTGGGGATCAAGTACACCAGACTGGAGCCGGAAAACCCGTTCCTGTTTGATATGCTGGAAAGGCCGGTTTGCAGTAAGCAGAAAGGCACACACCAAGGTTATGGCTGGTGTGGCGGCCTCTGCCGCTGGGGAACCACGGGGAAGCTGAAAGCCATGGACAGGTACGCGGAGGCGCGGGACGCTATGGTTTACGTTGGCATAGCTGCCGACGAAACGCCACGACTGGAAAAAGAACGGAAGCCGTATAAATTGCACCCGCTGGCGGAGTGGGGCATGACGAAAGCCGACGCCCTGGCATATTGCTATGAAAACGGGTTTTCGTGGCTGGAGGGCACGATCCGCCTTTATGACGAGCTGGACCGTGTTTCGTGCTGGTGCTGCTGCAACAAGAACCTGCGGGAACTGCGGAATATGTGTATTTACCTGCCGGAATACTGGGAGCGCCTGAAAGACCTGCAACGGAAAATAGACAGGCCAATGAAAGGCTATTACAAAGGCAAGCCGCGCGGCGTGTTTGAACTGGAACAACGGTTCCGCGCAGAATTGGAACAGGAGGCAAGAGCATGATAGCGCTCAAGGCAAAACCCAAGACGGTCACCCGCCCGCCGCAGAGCTGGCAGTATGTGGAGGAAGAGGCATGGAACGACTGACTGAAAAGCACTATCTCGCGGAAGACCACTACATGAAATGCTCTGAAGACTGCAACGTGGATATGGACTGCATAGATTGCCCGGCGTTCGACAAGATTGTAGAGCGACTCGCGGCCTATGAGGATACGGGGCTGACGCCGGAGGAAGTTACTGCTGCGAAGGTGGCGTTGATGGGAAAAACGCTGGCCGAGATCACGGAATTTGAGGGCGTGCCGCTTGCCCGCCTCCGCGAGCTTGCCGAGGCCGACAAGGACGGGCGGTGCGTCGTGCTGCCGTGCAAGGGATATTCTGACGTTGATATTGTGCGGGACGGAGTTTCTTACAGACCGGATCACTGGAATATCCATTTGACGGCGTATGCGCATGAACAGAATACGCCGAGCGGGCTGAAAGTGGGGCTTTTTGGCATTGGAGAGGTCGAGCGGGCGATGGAGGGGAGAAAGGATGGTTGAGTTTCGCCCGTGCCCGTTCTGCGGCGGAGAAATCGATGGGCCGAACTCCGTGCAGTGTAATTATGGGAAGAAGATTATCACGCTTGGCCTGATCTGCACAAAATGCAAAACCGGATTTAAGTTCCGGGCAACATTTGTAGAAGATCCGTACACGGAAGCCAGAGAGGCTTGGAACAGGAGGGTAAACCATGCCTGACGAATACATCAGCCGCGAGGCGGCGCTGAAATACATAAAATCGGAGCAATGCAGAACGTGCTCGGACATTGGGCTGTGCGGGAATTGCGCCGTACTCGTTGCAGTAAAACTACTTGAAAAAGTGCCCGCCGCCGACGTTGCGGAGGTGGTGCACGCAAGATGGAAACGGGTACGTTCAAACTGGTATTGCACAGGCTGCAATAAGGGCTACAGAATCACGAAAGGTGCGCCAATGGCGAGCAGTTTCTCATACTGCCCCAACTGCGGTGCAAAGATGGACGGTGCTGCCGAATGAGCGGACTGCGGTTTGAGAGCATGGCGGACATGCCGCCGAGGATGCGGGAGCTTTATGCACGGCAGCAGCTGCCGGGGGCTGCCGCGGCGCCGAAGAAGGCCTCGAAGTATCACAGCGCGCCCGCTGAGCGCGGAGAGCTGCGCTTCGACAGCCAGAAGGAGGCGCGGCGGTACGACGAGCTGATGGTGATGCTCCGGGCTGGCATTATCTCCGATCTGCGACTGCAACCGCAGTTCACCTTGCAGGAGAGCTACATCACCGAAACCGGCGAGCGCATCCGCGCAGTGCGGTACACGGCGGACTTTTCGTACAAATTCGGCGGCAAGCTCGTCGTCGAGGACGTGAAGTCGACCGCCACGCGGACCAAGGAATATCTGCGCAACCGGAAATTCATGCGGTCAAAATTTGGAATCGATATACAGGAGATTTAAAAATGCAGGAAGAAAAAAACGAGGGCCGTCAGGGAATGCCCTGCGGCCTGCCGAAAAGCGGGAACGCCTGCATGAACCGCACGACGGCCTGCTGCCTGAAATGCGGCTGGAATCCGGATGAGCAGGTGCGGCGCAGGGCGCTGCCGCTCGTCAAGGGCCCGGACGGACTGCTGCACAAGGATATCAGCACCAAGGAATAGGCAATCAGCCGGGGACTATATTTTTTCGGACTTTGGCCGCAGCCGCTCCGCCATGAGACGGCTGCGGGAGGATCACCCTGGCTTTGCACCCGGCGCACAGGAAGTTCCCTCAAGCTCTGTGCGCCGGGGATAAAAAGCGCGTGTGGAACGTGCGCGCGAACGGAAAACGTCAACGTTACCCCACACGGGGTATCGCATAGGCCCCGTGCATCGCTTGCCTCCTTTTTTATAAGCCGCCTGATGGCAGTCAAGGGCGGCTCGCCCGGAAATGCGCAGCGTAAGTCAAGCGAGCGCGGCGCGCCGGTGCGCAGACGGTGAAAGCCCGTCCTGCCTACGGGGGCCGGAATACCGGCCCCCAGACGAAGGAGTGTGAAACTATGGGCAAATCCAACAAGGTCGCGCTGGTCTGCCAGGTCTGCGGGGCCACATTTTACAAAGTGCCGAGCGCGATCACGGTGGAGACAAGGTGCTGCTCGAAGGAGTGCCGCGGGAAAGTGCAGGCAGAAAGACTGGAGCAGCGCCGACGGGAGCTTGCGAAGGAGCTGGAGGGCCTGCGCACCGAGAGCCCGGAAGGAGAAAAGCGCCTGCCGCACAGGCTCGTCCGAATCCGCATAACGGCCAAAGTCCCGGTATGGCCGGAATACCAGCCAAGGATCGGAGCCACATACCAAGCGGAGCGGTACCCAACGTTCAAAGCGCCGGGATATGTGATCGAGTCCGGCGGCAAAAGAATCAATATCCGCGCCAATGAGTGCGAAGAAATCTGAAAGGAGAAACAAAAATGGCAGGAATCATGGGACTGTTCGCGTCAGAACTGGATGAGTTTGTCGCGGACTATGACAATCAATTCTGGGACGCGAGTTTCCACGGCGAGACTTACCCGCCGCGGATCATCATGGAGCGCTCTACGCCGCCGCTCTACCGGGTGGAGGACGACGGCACAAAGACATTGGAGCCGAATCCGACGATCCAGATCATCGGCAGCGTGGACACGGAGGTCGTCACGACCGGCAAGCTTCAGATCAGCAAAAAGGACTTTACCAAGCTGACTAACCGCGCCGCCGCTCTGCTGGAGCTGTTCCTGCACGGTTTTATGCAGGAGCGCAAGGAAATGGAGGCGGCGCAGGAATGATTTTGCTGGAATGCACAGTCGCACTGCGTGACGGAGATCGGAAAAAGCTTCAGGAGAAGCTTGCGGCGGAGATTGGGCAGCCAGTCGTTCTTCTGCCGAACGGCGTATCGCGGGCGAAAGAGCGGAATATCCTGTTCCTCTGCGACAGAAAGGCTTGTGAGAAATGCAGCTATCCAACGTGCAGGCATACGCCGGAGCTGGAACACGCCAGAAATTTTGCACCAGCAGGATTTACGAAGCGCACGGACGGCGTGTGGGTAGAGCAGGAGGGTGTAACGATGGAAGTGAAGACCGACCAGGACAAACTTGAAAAGAGGCTGGTTGAAGCAATGAGGGAGGTGATGGGACTTGAAGGAGAAAAACGCAGTCCGCATGGTCTGGCGCTGGGATGATATCTTCCGTGTCTACCGCTGCCCATACTGCGGCAGACCGGAGAAACCGTGCATCGAGCTCTGGAAAAAAGGCGGTTTGAAAAAGAGCCTGCCGAGCCGCTGCACATACTGCGAAGGAGAATTGGAAGGAGTGGAAGGAGAAGAAAATGATCATTGAGATTTTGGAGCTTGCTGCTGCGCTGGAGTGGATCGCGCTGGGCGTGCTGGTGTTTTTCGAGCTGCGCGACAAGAAGCGCAGGCTTGACGCGGCGATAAAGAAATTGGAAGACGCTATCCGCTGAACGCATGGCCGGAATCTCCGGCCACGCTTTGAGCGGGCAGAAGACCTGTAGGGGCGGACGGCTCTGTCCGCCCGGGAGAAAGAGGTGTGGATGATGGCAAAGAGGCACAAGCGCCGCCTGTTTACCGGGGCGGTATGTACGCAGATCGTTTATACCGTGTCCGATGGCGCGGACAAAAAGACCAGCAAGCCGCGAAAGCCGCGGTTCCAGACGCGGGAAGAGCAGGACGAATTCAACCGGAAAATCTCCGAGGGGAAGCTGGAAGCGCTCGTCAATGCCAACTTCGGCCCGACCAGCCTGTATTCCACGCTGACGCTCGACGCCGAGAACGAGGTACATACTGCTGCCGAAATGCGGCAGATTCGGAACAGATTCTATCGCCGCCTACTATATAAATACCCAAACGCCAAGATCGTGATTGTCTACGGGCAGGGCAAGTCGACGAGCCGTTTCCATTTGCACATGATCTCGGACGGCATTCCGGAGGAGGAGATCGGCAGGATCTGGGGCCTCGGCAGCGTGATCGAGGCTCGACATTTACGGGAACACAATTATTACATGGCCGAAAATGGAAACAAAGTCGACCACGGCCGGGATTATAAGGCGCTGGCCGACTACCTGCACGCGCATTGGAGAAAAGAGTTCGGCGGACACCGGTACAAGGCCAGCCGCAACTGCGTCCGGCCGGAGCCGGAACCTGCGACCGAGGCCGTGCGCGAGTACAGCCCCAAGCATCCGCCCGTCGCCCCGCGAGGCTATATCCTCGTCGAAGCCCGGACGACAAAGTACGGGTATCAATACTATAAATATGTAGTTGATCCAAAAGAGCACAAGCGGAACGGGAGTCGCTTAAATTAAGCCTTGTATATGCGTAAGGTTTTAGAACGAAGCAGGAAGGAAGTGGGAAAGTGTCAAAGCCGAGATACTGGTGGTACGGGAATGTCTGCCGCACCATCGGCGAATACCCGAAACTGAGCCGACAGGTTCGGGATATGAGCCGACAGAAGATCACGCCGGGCTATTCTGCACAGCCAGGCGGGCAATCCTCCGGCCGCGCCGTCGAGGACATTGCGGTGCGCGTCCTGTCCTCACGGGAGTACGAGGACTACACAGCGATCCAGTCCGCCATCAACACCGTGCAGACCTGGCGGGATGGCGGCGATGTGCTGGAGATCGTGCGCCTGCATACATGGATCTGGCCGCGCGAGAGTCTGGAGTCCGCTGCCAGACAGGTGCACGTGAGCACATCCACGGCCAAGCGGATGTACAGCCGCTTTGTCTACGAGGCAGCGCGGGCAATGGGCTACCGCAAAAGTTGAGCTAACAGAGCCTAAAATCTGTGCTACAGTGATAGCGTGAAGAATTGGAGGGAACAGGATGCAGCCATGGGCCGCGCGCTTTTACGCATCCGCGCGCTGGAAGAAATGCCGCGCCGGGTATATCAAGTTCCGCCGGACCATCGACGGCGGGCTCTGCGAGGAGTGCCGGGACAAACCGGGCTACATCGTCCACCACAAGCGGGCGCTCACGCCGGACAACATCACCGACCCGGACGTCAGCCTGTCCTACTCCAACCTCGAGTTCGTCTGCAAGGACTGCCACGATCAGTTTGACGGGCACGGCGTCGCAAAATCTCTGACGCAAAAAATTTTCTTCGATGCCGCCGGAGACCCGATCCCCCCCGTCGCGCGAGGCCGGGGCGCCGGCTGAATCACCGCACGCCCTACCTCGGAAGAATACGCAGGCCGTTCGCGAGGCCCCCCTACAAAAGCGCGGTGATAAGTAATCTACGCGCACGCGCGGACAGACGGCAAAAATCACGCGAAAAGGAGGCGGTTTTTGTGGCGAACAGGCAGGAAAAGACAAAGGAACAGCGTATCCGCGCCGAGAAGACCAGACTCCGGAGGATCTACAAGCTTCTGCCGAAGGAAGCGGCCGGGACTGTCGCGGGACTCATCGATCAGGCAGCCTTTATGCGCATCGAGTGCGAGGACATGGCGGACGACCTGCGGGAAAACGGCTGGACGGAGAAATTCCAGCAGTCGGAGCGGCTCGAGCCATATGACCGCGCCCGGCCCATCGGGCAGGCATACAACTCGACAAACGCGAACTACCAGAAGATCATCAAGCAGCTCACGGCGCTCCTGCCGAAGCCGGACACCGCGCAGAAGCAGGAGGACGACGGCTTTGCAAGCTTTGTCCGGGAGCGTGACGAGGAATGAAACTCACGCGATACCCGGCGACCTACAACCCCATCCTCGAGTATTGGGACGCGATCCAGTCGGGCCGCGAGACTGTCAGCCTGAAAGTACAGAAGACCTATCGGCACGTGGTGGAGCAGCTGGAAAACACAGATTCCGAGTTTTACTACTCGCCGCGCCGCGCCAACCACGTCCTCGAGTTTTTTGAGAACTACTGCCACCACTCCAAGGGCAAGGCGGGCGGACAACTCGTCCGGCTGGAGCTATGGGAAAAAGCGCTGCTAGCGACTGTCTTCGGGTTTATCGACATCGAGGGAAACCGCCAGTACCGCGAGGCCATCCTCATCGTCGGCAAGAAAAACGGCAAATCGCTGCTGGCATCCGGCGTCGGCCTGTATCTTCAGCTTGCGGACGGCGAGGCTGGCCCAGAGGTTTACGCCGTGGCCACCAAGCGAGACCAGGCGAAGATCATCTGGCAGGAAGCAAAGCGCATGGTGCAGAAGTCACCGGCGCTGCGAAAACGGACGCGCTGTCTGGTCGGCGCGGTGTACAGCGATTATAACGACGGCGTATTCAAGCCGCTATCCTCGGACAGCGACACGCTCGACGGCCTCAACATCCACGGCGCGATGATGGACGAGGTCCATCAGTGGAAAAATGGCAGACCGTTGTACGACATCATTGCCGACGGCGATCAGGCCCGCGCGCAGCCGCTGCGATTTATCACCTCCACCGCCGGCACCATTCGAGAAGACATCTACGACGAAAAATACGAAGAGGCCGAGCGCATCATAAACGGCTATGAGGATCCGGACGGGTACCACGACCCGCGCCGGATCGCGTTTATTTACGAGCTCGACAAGCGCAGCGAATGGACCGACCCGGACTGCTGGAAAAAGGCCAACCCGGGCCTCGGGACGATCAAGTCCTACACGGCCCTCAAAGAGCGGGTCGAGCGGGCGGAGAAAAACCCGGCCCTCGTCCGAAACCTCGTCTGCAAGGATTTCAACATCCGCGAAACGTCCTCCGAAGCATGGCTCAATTTTGAGCAGCTGGATAACCGCGACACCTTCCAACTCGACAAGGAAAACCGCCGCCTGATCTGGCAGCACCACATGCCGGACGGCAAGACGCAGGAGCGCGTGCTTTCCTACCCGCGATACGGCATCGGCGGCGCGGATCTATCCAAGACCACCGACCTGACGGCGGCAAAGGTGCTGTTCCAAGTGCCGGAGCTGCCGGAGATCCTGTTTGTGCTGCAGATGTACTGGCTGCCGCAGGATCTTTTGGAAAAGCGCGTCACGGAAGATAAGATCCCATACGACAAGTGGCACGAGCGCGGGCTGCTCAGATTGTCAGAGGGAAACAAGATCCGCTATGAGGACGTCAAGGCATGGTTCATCGAGGTACAGGAAGACCTCGATATTTTTATACCCTTTATCGGCTATGATGCGTGGTCGGCGTCTTACTGGACGGACAGCATGGCGGAATACTTTGGAGCAGAGGCCATGATCCCAGTGCATCAGGGCGTGAAAACATTGTCCGAGCCGATGAAGCGCTGCGGGAACGATCTGGAGTCCAAGCGGATCGTCTACAACAACAACCCGATTGATAAGTGGTGCATGGCAAACACCGCCTACGACGAAGACAAAAACGGCAATATCCAGCCGCACAAAACGAGCAAGTCCACGCGCCGCATTGACGGAACGGCTGCCCTGCTCGATGCCTACACGATCTACGATCAGAAGCAGGCAGAATACACCAGTATGCTCTAGGAGTGAGACAATGGGATTTTTTAAAAACCTCCTGACGAATATCACGACCACCAAACGCGTCTCGACCGTCCAGATGGTGCAGGAGCGCGGGAATGGCTTTTACAGCTACAACGGCAAAATGTATCAGTCCGACATCGTCCGCGCCTGCATCCGGCCGAAGATCAAGGCCATCGGCAAGCTGACGGCAAAGCACATCCGGGAAACGGTCACGGCATCGGCGCGGAAGCTCGCCGTAAATCCGGAGCCGTATATCCGGTTCCTGCTCGAGGAACCGAACCAGTACATGACAGGCCAGATGCTGCAGGAAAAGCTGGCCGCACAGCTGGTCCTCAACAACAACGCCTTCGCTGTGATCCTGCGGGATGAAAACGGCCTGCCGAACGCCATTTTCCCGGTCGCGGCCATGCAGGCAGACGCTGTCTATGACGCGGGCGGAAATTTGTATCTGAAATTTTACATGCAGAACGGCAGCGTACTGACGTTTGCCTACGACGATGTGATCCACCTGCGCGGGGATTTTTACGAAAACGACATCTTCGGCGACCCCATTGCTCCGGCCATCGTGCCACTGATGGAGATCGTCACCACGACGGATCAGGGCATCGTCAAGGCAATCCGGAATAGCGCCGTCATCCGCTGGCTTTTGATGTTCGCAGCCTCCATGCGCGCGGAGGATATCAAGAAGCGCGCGCAGGACTTTGCCGACAGCTTCCTCAATGTTTCCAACGGCACGGGCGTCGCGGCCGTAGACGCAAAGGCAGAGGCGAAGCAGATTGACCCAAAGGATTACGTCCCGAACGCCGCCCAGATGGACAAAACCACGCAGCGCATTTATGCCCTGTTTAACACCAACCCGCATATCGTAACGTCCATCGCGACGGAGGACGAACAGAGCGCGTATTTTGATGCCGAGATCGAGCCGGTGCTGAAGCAGCTCAGCGGCGAGTACACCCGCAAGCTATTCTCCCGGCGCGAGCGCGGCTGCGGGAACCGCATCGTCTTCGAAGCGTCCGCGTGGGATTTCGCGTCGACCTCGACAAAGCTGAATCTCTTGCAGCTGGTCGACCGAGGCGCGCTGACGCCGAATGAATGGCGGCGTGCGTTCAACCTTGCACCGGTAGACGGCGGAGACAAGCCGATCCGCAGGCTGGACACGCAGCCGGTCGACCGGAACACCACGCAGAAAGGAGATGAAACCACATGAAGATCAGCATTCGCGGGCCAATCGTATCCAGCAATCAGCACCGTCTCTATCAGTTTTACGGAATGGAGGCAACGAGCCCGAGATCCGTAGCGGAAGCGCTTGCCAAGGGAAACGGCGAGCGGGCCGAAGTCGAGATCAATTCCGGCGGCGGCGAGATCTTCGCCGCGAGCGAAATCTACACCGCCCTGCGCAGCTACGCCGGCGGCGTCCACATCCGCATTGTAGGTCTCACAGCCTCGGCCGCGTCCATCATCGCTATGGCGGGCGAGTCGGAGATGACGCCAACCGGCATGATGATGATTCACAACGTCCAAACAGAGGCCAGCGGCGATTACCGCCAGATGGAGCACACCGCCGGGACGCTGCGCGACGCCAACCACGCCATTATCTCGGCATACATCGCAAAAACCGGCAGGCCGGAGGCGGAAATCGCCGCCATGATGGACGCCGAAACATGGATCACAGCGGAACGGGCCGTAGAACTCGGACTCGTAGACCGCGTGATGCAGCTGGATACCGGCCAGAAGCCGCTCGCGGCGGACTTCTACTCCGGGATGCTCAGCGAGGACGCGCTTAAACGCGCGGAAAACTTTTTAAAAGGTCAGGCCGCAGAGCCTGATTTTTTTATGCCCGAACGGGCGCAGGCAGAAGCAAAACTGAAATTTTTAAAACTCAAAGGAGAACTGAAATGACGAAGGAAATTTACAACATCCAGCGCCAGAAGCTCATGGACGACGCCCAGAAGCTGCTGGACGAAAGCAAGACCGCAGAGGCGCAGGCCAAGATGAAGGAAGTCGAAGCCCTCGACGCCAAGTTTGAGGAGGAAGCCAAGATCCAGGCGAACCTCAACGCGCTTGCGGGCCAGAAGGTCGCGGCCCCGGCTGCGGCGGCACAGTCCGTCGACCTGTCCGGCACGGCAAAGGCTCCGGACGTGCTCGACCGGTACGACACCGACGAGTACAAGAAAGCATTTATGAACTACGTCCTGGCCGGCAAGAAGATCCCAGCGGAGCTGACCAATGTGGACGCAAACACCAAGACCTCCGACGTCGGCAGCGTCATCCCGACCACGACCATCCAGAAGATCTACGAGAAGATGGAAGCCATCGGCATGATCCTGCCGCGCGTGACGCACACGTCCTACGCGGGCGGCGTCCAGGTCCCGACCAGCTCGGCCAAGCCGACGGCCTCCTGGGTCGCCGAGGGCGAGGGCTCTGACAAGCAGAAGACTTCGACCGGCAAGATCGTCTTTGCGTACCACAAGCTGCGCTGCGCGATCTCCATGTCGCTGGAAGTTTCCATCATGGCATACCCGATGTTCGAGGCACAGTTTGTTCGGAACGTCGCAAATGCGATGGTAAAGGCGAAGGAACAGGCCATCATCAACGGTAGCGGTTCCGGCCAGCCGAAGGGCATTCTCGCGGAGACCGCACCGACTGGCCAGAACATCGACATCGCCGCCGCGACGACCGCCCTGACCTACAAGGATCTGTGCAAGGCCGAAGCTGCACTGCCGCAGGCGTATGACGGCGCGGTCTGGTTCATGTCCAAGAAGACCTTCGAGACGCAGATCGTCGGCATGGTAGACAACAACGGCCAGCCCGTCGCGCGCGTCAACTACGGCATCAACGGCAAGCCCGTCAACTACATCCTCGGCCGCGAGGTCATCCTGACCGGCGACTACCTGCCGGCCTTTGCGGCGTCGGTCACGGCCGACACCGTCTTCGCCTTTATGTTCGATCCGGCGTACTACCTCTGGAACGAGAACATGGGCATGACGGTAAAGCGCTACACCGACGAGGACACCGACGACGAGGTCACAAAGGCAATCGAGATCGCCGACGGCGCGTGCGCCGATGTCAACAGCCTCGTCACGCTGACCAAGAAGAAAGCCTGACGGCGCGCGGCCAACAGGGAGGGATAACCAATGGCTTTGATCAACGTTGCAAAAACCGCCCTGCGGCTGACCACAAACGCCCTTGACGACGAGCTCAAAGACGAGATCGACGCCTGCCTCATGCGCCTGCACCTTGCGGGCGCAGAGGGAGCGGACGAAGATCCGCTGGTAAAGGACGCCGTCCGCGCCTACGTCCGCTGGCAGCATGATTTCTGCGGACGCGGAGAGGAATGGAAGACCTGCTTTGCAGATATCCGCGACGCCATGGGACTCTCGGACGATTACCGGGAAGTCCCGGCCAGCGGCGGAACAGGAGGCGCGTGCTGTGATCTTTGATACGCAAATCACGCTGCGCCTGCTCTCCTACCCTATCGTAAACGGCCAGACGGCGGAAAAGCTCGAGCGGGAGACCACCGTCTGGGCTGCCCGCAAGTCCGTAAACCGCGCAGAGTATTATCAGGCCGCGCAAGCCGGCAAGCGCACGGACGCAATTTTCCGCATGCACAGCGCGGAATACGGCGGCGAGCAGCAGCTCGTCTGCGGCTCCGACGTGTTTGACATCGTCCGCAGCTACGGGCAGGAAACAGAGGAAATCGAGCTGACCTGCAAACGGAGGGACGGCGCATGATGATCTATGAGGCGCTATCAAGCCTGGGCGTCCCGGTCTGCCACCCGCCCTATAAGGGCGCGGAGGAAACCTACATCACCTATCAGCTGCTCGGCCAGTCCGGGCAGCTCTACGCCGAGGGCGGAGAGGCCGAGACCGGCGTGCAGTACGCCGTTTCCATCTTTGCCGAGGGCTTTGCCGCCGGGCTTTTAAAGCGCGTAAAAGCCGCGCTGGAGGCAGCAGGCTACATCGCGACCATCGACATGGAAACCTACGACAAGGAAACAGGCCGCACGCAGATCGCGCTCATCGCCGAAACGGAGGGCGCGGAGTATGGCTAACATCTCTATCACCGGCGCCGACAAGCTCATAGCCACGCTCCAAAAAGCGAATGTCTTTGATGAGGACATGCAGAAGGAGCTCCTGTACGCCGCCGGGGATATTATCGTCGAGGAGCTGCAAAATGCCGTCCGGGCGAGCGGGTTCCGCACGGAAGCCTACGCCTCCAGCGTGAAATACCGCAAAACCATCAAGCAGGACAAAAACGGAGATCCGTATATCACCATCACGGCAGTCGGCAAAAACGAGCACGGAACGCGCAGAGCGACCGTGCTCTTCGTTTTGAATTACGGCCGTGCGAAGGAGTACGGGCAGATCACAGGAACTTATTTTTGGACAAAGGGTGTCCGCAACGCGCAGAAGCGCGTGAACGCGGAACTCGAAAAAATCCTCACACAAAAGTTGAAAGAAAGGGGCTTACTGTAATGCCTAGTTTTGACTTACGCGGCATCCGGGCGGGAAAGTATAAAAACACGTCCGGCACCGTGACCTACACAGAGCCGACCGACGTCGGCGACGCCATGAGCGCGCAGCTGGAACTCAAGTTCGCCGAGGGCCGCCTGTACGCAGAATCCAAGCTTGCCGAGTACATCAAGCTTGCCACCGGCGGCACGATCTCGCTGGCCGTCAAATACCTGAAAAAGAACGCGCAAACCATGTTTTATGGCTGCACGTCCGACACCAGCAAGGAAAATCTGAAATTCTCGGCCAAGGACATCGCGAATTACGTCGGTGTCGGCTTTTACGCGCCGGATAAGATCGACGGCGTGACCAAGTACACCTGCGTGTGGGTGCCGAAGGTGCTGTTCGGCCCGCCCTCGCTGAGCTACCAGACCAAGGGCGAGAACATCCAGTTCAACACGCCGACCACGACCGGCGAATTCCTTGCGGACGATTCCGCCGACGAGCTGCTGCTCGAAACTGAAACCGTCGACACCGCAGAGGCAGCCGTCGCATGGATCAAGGGAAAGCTGGGTGAAACCTGATGGAAACGACCAAACTGAAAACCATTGACTATGAATTCGAGGGCCGGGTATACCGGCTCTCCTGCAACATGAACGTCCTTGCCGACGTGCAGGACGAATACGACGGCAATCTGCTGCGCGCGCTGAATACGGTGCACGGCCTCAAAAGCACGCTGGCCTTCCTGGCCGCCATGCTGACCGACGCCGCAGACACGCAGGGCATCACCGACGAAAACGGCCTTCCGCTGCGCTTTACCAGAAAGCAGCTGGGCCGGAAGCTCACCATGCACCAGACGCTCGAGGCCGGGACGCGGATCTACCCGCTGATTCAGGCTGCAGTCACGCCGCCGGAGGAAGAACTCGGTGAAAAAACGTCGGAAGACGAAAAAAACTAACACCGCCGGGGAAACCGAAGCAGCTGGGCTTTGATTTCCCCGGCTTCCTCGCAATCTGGCTCTTCCGGCTGCACCTGCCGGAGCGGGATTTCTGGAAAACCATGTCCCCGCGCCGCATAACGATCCTGCTTGACGCACTTGCGCCGCAAAAGCAGCCGGAGCAGCAGGAACAGACGCAGAGCCTGTCGGCCTATCTGAACGGAGGCACCTAACATGCCGAACATCAATACAAAATTTACGCTTTCGGGCGAAAAAGAATACAAGCAGGCCATTTCCGAGATCGGCAGCGGCATGAAAGTGCTGGACTCGGAAATGCGCAAGGTATCCTCTGCCTACGCGCAGAACGCGGACAGCGTAGAGGCCCTAAACGCCAAGAATGACGTCTTAGAGCGCAAGATTTCCACGCAGGCGGAGAAGATCGAGTATCTCAAGGCTGCGCTCCAGCAGTCGGCCGAGAAATACGGAGAGGCAGACAAGCGCACCATGCAGTGGCAGACCAGCCTCAACAACGCCGAGGCTGAGCTGAACAATCTCAACAACCAGTTTGACGAGAACAAGCAGAAGATCGCCGACTCCGGCAAGGAGATGGGCAACCTCGGCGACGTGGTGAACGGCCTGACGTCCAAGCTCGGAATCCAGCTGCCGGACGGCATGAAGTCCTCTATGAACGCCATGGGAAGCCTCGATACCTCTGCGATTGCCGCAGCTGGCGCTTTTGCCGCCGTCGCGGCGGCGATCGTCAAGGTAGAAAAAGCCATGATCTCCATGACGAAGGAGTCCGCCGCCTTTGCCGATAACATCATCACGCTTTCCATGCAGACGGGGCAATCGACACAGCAGCTGCAGGAGTTTGCCTATGCGTCCGAGCTGATCGACGTATCCGTCGACACCCTGCAGGGAAGCCTGACAAAGTTGACCAACAACATGCAGGACACGATGAACGGCACGGGCAATGCGAAGGCATCCTTTGATAAGTTGGGCGTTTCCGTCATCAATGCCGTTGACGGAAGCATGCGCAGCGCGAACGACGTTTTCTACGAAACGATTGATGCGCTCGGGCAGGTAAAAAACGAAACCGAGCGGGATGCAATGTCCATGGACATTTTTGGCCGCTCGGCGCAGGATTTAAATCCTCTGATTATTCAGGGCTCGAAAACTCTAAAGGAATACGCAGACGAGGCGCACAACGTCGGGTATGTGCTCGACGACGAGGCGCTTTCTGCCCTCGGCGCGGTAGACGACGCATACCAGCGCCTGCAAAAGACGCAGGAAGGCGTCAAAAACCAGCTGTCCGCCGAATTCGCCCCGTACCTCGAAGAATTCTACGGCGACGTGACCACCATGGTAAAGGACGGCGGCAAGGCGCTCAAGGACTCCGGCATTGTCGACTCGTTCGGCATGCTGCTGGATACCGTAGGAGATATCCTGAACCCTATGTCCGATCTTTCCAATAACCGCGTCCCGGCGCTGACCAAGGCATTGCAGCCACTCGCAAAGGTAATGGCGCTCATGGCCGACGCGGCGGAGCTTTTAAAAGGCGTTATCAACTTCAGCACCGGCCACATCAGCGAGGGCTGGGGACAGATGACGCACGCGCTCGGTTTCGGCTACTCCAGCGGAAACGGAAACAACTACCAAAATCTGCTCGACAGCTACACAGAGCAGCAGTGGGGGCAAAGCGCGGCAGACCTCTCCAAAGCCTACGAGGACGCAATCGCCCGCGGCGATCCGTCCACCATCGGCATCACAGAGGACGAATGGGTTCGCCGCTATCTGGGCGGCAACGCCGCCGGCACGGACAACTGGAGAGGCGGCTGGACGCGGGTGAACGAAAACGGGCTTGAGCGGATCTTCCTGCCGTCCGGATCGCGCATCCAGACAGCAAGCGAAACGCGCTACACATCCGGCGATACCTACAACACCACCGTCTATGTGGACCACGTCGAAGACCTCGACACCATCCTCCGCATCGCCAAAAACGCACGCATCACAGCCAGAATGGGGGCGAAGTAAATGCCGATCTTTACAGTACAGGCGAGTGGGTCGACAGCAGTTGCAAAGAACCACCCGAATACAAACTACTCAAATCTTGCACAGTACAAGTTGTTTGCGGACCCGTTTACGGGGGAAGCAGGAAACGTCAAACAAGGGGATAACATATATATCAAATTCCCTGTGCCGGGAGATGCGTACAAGTTTAAGCGGGTAAGCAAAGTAACTCTTTCGTTTTACGCACAGCCGACAGAAGATAGCGGAAATGGGAACAAGCAAATCTGGACGTATGTAAATGCGGTGGAAAGCCAATTTGATACGAGCGTGATAACGTATGCAACGCGACCGGAAATCAGCCAAACATATACCGGGATTTCAGAGCATGCAGATGGAAAGTGGACTGCGTTAAACGAAATTGTGCAGCTGAACGCGGTTTTTGATCTGGCACAATACAGGGTCAAGAAGGAAGAAGTAAAAAAAGGGATAGAAAACGGGTTTGTCGTTGCGTTTCGTGGCGCTGTATCAGGAACAAGCGAAGCTGTTTTTTACGGAGAAAAGTCAACACGCAAGCCATTCCTGACGTGTGAATACTCGAATGATAATGTCGGCATAAAAGCAGACAATTTATCACCATCGGCAGGGGCATTCGTAAATCGAGCGCAAAAAAACACATTTACATGGGACGCCGAGGATGACACAGATCTCACGCAGGTTTGCTTCGCAGAGGTGAAACAAACCGCTGCTGTTTTTGAGTGGCGCGTAAAAAACGCAAGCACATCAAAAACGATAAGCGTATCTGGCTCGACGACCGCTTGCACGGTACCGGCAAACACATTCCCGTCCGGGACGCTCGAATGGCGCGTAAAGGTGACGGCAAACAGCGGCACGACAACGACGTCCGCATGGCAGGAGATCACGACAACAGACGTTACCCCGACGGCCAAGCCCGTCTCCCCTTCCGGCATCGTCATCGACGCGACAATCGCCAACCGCTTCTCGTGGAAGCACATCATTTCCACCGGCACGCCGCAGAGTAAAGCGGATCTGCAATGGTCCGCCGACGGTACGACGTGGAACACCATCGCGACCGTCACGGGAGAAAACCAGTATTACGACGTTCCGGCGAACAAATTCACAAGCGGAACAAAATACTGGCGCGTGCGCACCTACAACACAGACGGCACGCCGTCGGAATGGAGCGACAAGGCAGAGTTTATCGCCATCAACGCTCCGTCCGCACCGTCCATCGTGATCCAGTCCACCGGCCCGCGACCGCGCATCACCTGGCAGACCACCGAGCAGGAAGCCTATCAGCTGACGCTCTCCAACGGCTACGCCTCCGGAACGGTCTACGGAACAGAAAAGGCATGGCGCTCCCCTGTTTACCTCGCCGACGGCAGCTATACCATTCGCGTGCGCGTGCAGAACAAGTACGGCATGTGGTCCGAGTGGAGCGCAGCCGCGCTCCCCGTTTCGCACACCGAGGGCGAGGCGATCACGCTGTCGGTCGACGCGGCCCATGAGGCCGCGCTGACCTGGCAGACCGCAGGCAGCTATGATTTTTATCTGATCGAGCGGGACGGCGTCGCCATCGCCCGCACCACGCAAAAGCAGTACGTCGACCACACCAGCATCGGCGGCGTGACCTACCGCGTGCGCGGCTGCTATGCAGACGGCGACAACTATAGCGTGTCCAATTCCGACACTGTCGAAGTGCTGCCCGAGACCAACATGATCTGCGACCTCGAGACCGGCGTCTGGCTCGAGATGCGCCTGTCCGAAACGCAGCTGCGCACCAACCGCACCAGCTTCTCGGCCGGTGTCTCGACCGTCCATCTGGCGGGCCTTGCCTACCCCGTCGAGGAGCGCAGCGAGCAGCGCGACCGCGCCCTGTCCGTCGCCTGCGCCTGGCCGCACGCGCAGCGGGCCGCCGCCCTCGCGCTGGAAGCCCTTGTCGGCCGCCTCGTCTGCCTAAAAGACCGATACGGAAACATGGCCATCGGCTCGCTCCCGTCGCTCGAGAGCAACTGCGACGAGTTCATGCGCCGCTATTCCTTCACCATCTCGCACACGAACCGGGAGGAGGCGATCACCCTTGACCCGTGACGTCCGCTTCCGCGTCGACGTGCTCCGAAACGGCGCGCCCATCACGCAACTGCAATGGGACACAGGCAGCCCACCGCAGATCATGAGCGACCGCGCCGCGAACATCCACGGCACGCTCAAGGGCAGTTTTCTTCCCAATGCCGTAGCGGCGTGGGAATCGGACGAGCTGCGGCCATGGATCATCGTAAATGGGACGGAGCACTCTCTCGGCATCTATCAGGCTGCGACCGTCAGCCAAAAAGGAAGCGCGGGCAGCACGCGCATAGAGATCGAAGCCTACGACCGCTGCTGGCGCGTGTATACGCAAAAAACCGAGACGATCCTGCATCTTGCCGCTGGCTCGTCGTACATCACCGAGATCCGCAAGCTGCTGACAGCCTGCGGCATCTCGCTCGTGATCGCAACGCCAAACGCCGCTGTGCTGGCGACAGACCGCGAAGACTGGCCGATTGGAACAAGCTATCTGACAATCGTGAACGCGCTGCTGTCCGAGATCAATTACGAAAGCCTCTGGTTTGACGCGGACGGCGTGTGCCGCCTCGAACCGTATCAGGAGCCATCCGCCGCCATCATCGACTGGCGCTACGGCGTGACGGACCTGTTTCTCCCGGAGAAACATCCGGGCCCGGACTGGTCGGACGAAACGGACATTTTTGATGCGCCGAACGTTTTCGTCGTGACCTGCAACAACCCGGATATGGACGCAGCAATGGTGGCAACCGCCGTCAACGACAATCCGGCGTCCAAAAAATCCACCTTCAAGCGCGGCATGCGCATTACCTCCGTCGAGCGGGTAGACAATATCGCCTCGCAGGACGAATTGCAGGCCTACGCCGACAAGCGCCGCAACGAGTCGCTGCTTGCTACGCGCGCCATTACATTTTACACGCTCAATGAGCCGGGGCACGGCGTCGGCGATATCCTCGCCCTGACGCACGACGACCTCGGAGGCATCTACCTTGAGACCGGCTGGTCGATCACGATGCAGGCCGGCAGCCTCATGACACACTCTGCAAAAAGGACGGTGATCGCATAATGGAGGGAATCGACAGCCTGTTTGTGACGAATATCGAGATGCCGGACGAAAATCTGCCGGAGAACTTTCTGGCGACCGTCGGCGCGGTCTACGAAGACGGCCTGTCCCTCATTTTGGAGGGGCAAATCGAGGCCACGACGAAGCATTACAAATGCAACACGTCGGCCACCTTCGCCGCAGGCGACCGCGTCAAGGTCGCGCGGATCTCCGGCAGCTATATCGTCGAGTACGTCGTAGGCCCGCCGGGCAGCGGGGGAAGTGGAGAGTATCAAGACAGGATTGTAAAAGACGGATACGGCATCTGGATGAGCGGGAGATTTGTAACACCATTATCCAGAAACGAATCAGTCGGAGCAACAAACAACTGGTTTAGAGGAATGTCGGCGGCGGGGTTCTATGTTTGTTACAACACAAATATTCGGGCCGTGCTGGAGTGCAACAGCGCCGGAAAGCTGCTCGTGAACGGCTCAGTGATTGCATAGGAGGCGAAATAACATGATCCAGATCCACATCACAAAAGCCTGCGCGCATCTGTGCTCGCCGCCGGAGCTTCTGACGGCGGGCATGGCGAAGGCCGTCGGCGTCGAATTCGCGTTTTCATCCGACTGGGACGGCCTGACGAAGACGGCAGTCTTTACAAACAGGAAGAAAACTGTAGACGTGCTGGAATCCGAGTGGGACGGAAACCGTCTGATCGTACCGTATGAGATCCTTGCTGACGCCGGGCTGATCGCCCGCGTCGGTGTGTACGGATCCAACGCCTCCGGCGTCGTGCTCCCGACGGTATGGGTGACGCTTGGCAAGGTGCAGCCTGCGGCGGAGCCGTCCGGCGACCCGGCTGCGGAGCCGACGCTCCCGATCTGGGCGCAGCTGCAGAAGCAGATCGGCGACCTGGACGATCTCAGGACCTACAACAAGGACAACCTCGTCGCCGCCATCAACGAAGCCCGCCAGTCGGGCGGCGGAGGCATTGCATCGGCGCAGATCGATGAGATCCGCGTGCTGACAAAATCGGACTATGCCGCGCTGGACAAAAAGGACGCGCGGACACTGTATCTGTTGGAGGGATAACATGCTGGCAGTTGGAATCAAACGCATTCTGGCGCTGTTCATCGGCTCCATGGGCATCAAGTCCGCCCATCTGGGCGGGGAAACCATCTATGAAAGGCCGGGCGGCTTTTTGTACATCGAACTCACAAGCGAAGAAAGGGGATAAAACAGAATGGCAAGCTTTTTTAATTTAACGCTGGATACGCTGGCCCCTGCCGGGCTATCGATCACACTGAACGACGGCGCACAGTACGCGACCAGCGCGACCGTCACAGCGAAGATCTCCGTCACAGACGCGGCGACGACCGGCTACCAGATGAAGATCTGGGGCACAAAGGCGGCGGCAAAGGAAGCAGATGCGTCGTGGGAGACGTTCGCCGCAACAAAATCCATTACGCTCCCGGACGGCGACGGCCTGAAGACGATCTATGTAAAGGTGCGCGACGACGTCGGCAACGAATCGACTGCGGCCAGCGACTCCATCACGCTCAACACCTCGATCCCCGCCGTGACCATCACCGGCCCCGACAAGAGCCGCATTTCCAAGGTAACGGGCTACGACGCAGCGGCGTTCTCCTTCGTCTGCGATGTGGACTTTGAGGAATACACCGTCCGCGTCGTCCCGGCGACGAGCAGCCTGCACACGGCGGGCACGCAGATCCCGGCGACGGGCGGCTCCACGAACGTCAGCGGCACGGCAGGCGGCTACAAGAAGAACACCGCTATCAACGTCACCGTCAAGGGCGCAGACCTCGAATCGGCGTCTTCCGGCGACGGCGTGAAGATCGTGAAGGTCTTCGTCAAGAACGCCGCCGGGACGTGGAGCGCAGCCTAATGGCCGCGCCGGAGTTGACCTTCTCCATCACCGGAAACAAGATATCGGCAGTCTCGGGATTCGACTCGATCACCGTCACATTCTCATCGGACATCGCCTATACAGCTTTTGAGTGCCGCGCGACGAAGTCCGGCGAGGATTGGGGCCGCGGGAAGGGCGCTTTGATCGCGTCCTTCTCCCAGACCCCCGCGGGGACGCAGCGCACCTTTGAGGTATACGACGATTTCCTGCTTTCCGGAGACGGAGAATACAGAATTTCGCTGTTCGCGCAGGGCGCGGACGGCAGCTGGAATGACAATTATGGATTTATCCCGTCCGGACAGTCGCAGACCATGAAAACGGCTGACGGAGAGGATTTCCTGTGCATGAAGGAGTGATCGCATGGCGTACAACAGCCAGTATACCGGCGCGCAGATCGACGAGGCCATCGGCGACGTGCGCGGAAACAAAGCCGCATGGAGCGGCAAGCAGGACGTGCTTTTGGACTCCGGGGCGAAGGTCGGCGACCTTATCAAGGTCAAGGCGGTCGACGCAAGCGGCAAGCCGACGGCGTGGGTGGTGGCCGTGGCGGGCAAGGACTACCTCAAAACCGCCCCTGTCACCTCCGTCAACGGCAAGACCGGCGCGGTCACGCTCGGAAAATCCGACGTCGGGCTTGGGAGCGTAGACAATGTATCCGTCAACGCCCGGATGAACCGTACGACGAACGTCAACGCTGCCGACGCAAACTACACGTCCTACATGGCACGCGGCGAAGCGCTGTTTGCGGCAGAAACCACGCCGATTGCCAACGGCCAAATCGCGTGGCAGTATGAATGAGGCTTGCGAGTATGGGGCATAGAACACTGATTAACGGCACGGCCTACACGGTTAAAAGCGGCACCACAAAGATTGATGGAACTGGTTACAGGCTTTACGGTGGAAGAACGATGGTTGGCGGAACGTCGTACAATATCAAATTAAGCTACCCAGTGCAAGTTACCGTGACGACAAAAAATGCGAGTGCAAATAACTGGGGCTATGTACTTATAAAAGGGGAAAAAAGAACCGAAGGGACGTTTGAACTGGAGAGGGGAACGTCCATTACGCTAGTGGCGGGAGGGGCTTCCAATTCTGTTGCAAAAATATTCATAGACGGCCTCACTGTGGCTGAAAAGAAGTACGGCACGCAGGGCATGGTTAACTACGAGTATCTGCTGATGGGAAACTGCAATATTGTTATAAACAGATCCAGCGGATCAGAATATGGGAGCAAGGCGGATGTAACCCTCAAAACATTATGACGGAGGTATATATGATCTATTTTAAGGCAAATGGCACAGAACACCCGGCAAGTATCGACGGAAAGCTTGTTGATCGGGACTGGAACGGGCGTGAAAGCAAGGCCGTCACGCTAGAAACGACGTATGCAGCTGCCGTGCAGCTGTTTGTGAACGGACTGCATTGGTATATCGTCGAACGCGACACCATCCCGGTATACGATGAAAGCGGCAAGCCGACGGGAGAAACACAGGAATCTGTGCAGGAGTGGGACAACTCCGATTACTGCGTCGAAGGCCCGATCACGGATAACCGCGACGGCACGTGCACCTGCAAGATGGGCAAAAAAACAGCCAGCGACGTGCTGGCGGAACTGGAGGCAGCATATGACGGAAACTAAGCTTACGCAGATCAAAACCGCCATCAAGGACGGCAAGCTGGTGCAGGCCGCAGGCGGCATCACGGAGGACGTGACGCAGTCGGACAAGCTGGGCTACGACTGGCGGAATATCTACGTCAACAAGATCTTGGTGCGGCAGGAGTACGTCGAGCAGGCCGTGAAAGCAGGCACGGCGGACAATCCAATCGTGTGGGCCTCCGACATGGCGCTCATCCAGAACGCCTACTACACGCACAACGGCGTGATCA